TCTTTTCACCTCCTTTTATACATAGAACAAGTGAACCGCCCTGGTTCGTAACCAGCTGATAGACCGCTCCAGGGCACTTAGGTCTATCACAGAGTGATATCGCGTCTATTCTTACTTCAATGAGGTCCGTAACCAGTTTGCCGTCGATTACAGACTCTCGGACAGCAAGAATATCACCACCAAGAGAGAATCCCTTATAGGTGTTATCCTTGACTTTGCCCCAAGCAGAGTCATCAGCGATATGGGCGCCAGTCAGAAGCCCTAAGTCATCAATCCGAAGAATAGGTGCTTCACCAACTGGCTGAAGATTATGGACCTCATCGATGATCGGGTCTTCCATATACGCAGGAAGTGCCTTCTCGATGGCTTCCCTCGTCATCCTCTCGCCATCATAGTCCTCAACTCCAAAGAGAGTTGAGTAACCGAAGACAATCCTCTCGTCATCTTTGACACCGTTCTCAACGAACGGCGACCAAATGCCGAATCTGGAATTGTCTCCATCCCTCGATACACTGATCGAAGGAATCTTGGAACTTGATGGTTTTGCGAAGTTCTCAGGAATCTTGTCGAACTTGCTCGCGTCAAAGCTGAGGCCATTGACAACCAGCTTCTCAGCATGAAGAGAAGCTGCGATAGCAACCTGCTCATCAATCTGGTCTGCGAAGCCCAGGTCAACAGCGTCCTTCGCGGTGAGCCAAGTCTCAGAGTTCAAGAGGCTTATCAGCTTATCTCTTGTCTGTCCAGTTCTTGCCTCATAGGTAGCAAGCATAGTCTCTCTGGCTGTATCGAGCATATCAGCCATCTTCCGGTGGTCTCTGGCATCTCCCCAGCATCCGGTCGAAGGATTGTGGATCATCAACATCCCGTTTCGGGGAATGATGATCTCGTCACCAGCCATCAAGACAATGGTAGCAGCCGAGGCCGCAAGGCCATCGACGTAAGCAGTTATGCGAGCACTGTGGTTCTTCAGGATGTTGTAGATCGCGTTAGCCGCAAACAGGTCGCCCCCAGGAGAATTGATCCTCACCGTAAGAGCGCTGATGTCTCCCAAAGCAGCCAGGTCATCTGCGAACTGCTTCGGACTAATCTCGTCATCCCACCACGAGGATTCGCATATTTCGCCATAGAAGAGAATCTCTGGATCAGCCCCGATGGACTTATTCATAGTCCAGAATACTTTTCTCTCTGTAGACGACGTTTTCTCTTGGGATTTAACTGTCATATGAGTTCTCCATCGTCAAGTATGCAGTCTATTATACTACATACCACTAGGGAATCCATTAGTGTGGGGAGACGACATTAATCAGGAAATACCAGAGGTGAAGCCATTGGTTTTTCGTGGTCTCCCCACACATCTCACGCCCGCTGACTTAGCCAACTAGGCAAAGAACGTTTCGAGTTTAGCACTCAGGGCATGAGATGATGGAGCACAAATGCCCTGCCCATTCTTCCACAATTCGTAGTGAAGATGTGGTCTCCTACATTTTCTTCCGACCCAGCCAAGAAGCTGTCCCTTCTCTACATGTTGTCCGTTGTGGAGTGATTCATGAATGTGCAAGTGAGCAGATACACTGCGATATATCCTATCAGAACCTGTCCCAGTTATAATGACACAGGCCAGGATGTCATTCGGTTCTCGTATTGAAATGTTCCCAGAGTGGGATGCGAAGACTGGAGTCCCAGCCGGGCAATACCAATCGACAGCATCTCTGTCCATCTTGATATACCAGCCGGTGACAACATTATGCCCATCTACATTCTTAGGCCGATACTTAGACCTACCATGCAGAGTGGGATTAGTCTCCAGCGCGGAGAGGTCACACTTCAGCGGGTTTTGCAGTTTTTCCATTTTTCTTTCTCGCTTCCACCTTGATCTTATTGACGAAACCGCAGCGAGGACATCTAACCTCACCAACAGTTCCTGCCCGATAATGACCAAGGAGTCTCTGACCACCTGAGGACATGCCAGTGTTCTTGTTAACCCCACACTGGGGATTCTGGCACCTCACTGGGAAGAGCTTATCGCCCTTCTGTCCAGGAAGTTTCTCTCGTGCTACAAAATGCTCTTTATCCATTCTACCTCACCATTTGGCTTAGTTGCTTGACCGCATTCTGAGCACTTGCAGACTGGTTCCCAGGCTCCTGCTGATTAGGATCAACCCCGTTGCCGTCTGCGGGTGGCCTCCCGCCATTATCCCCTCCGGCATCAGCTCCAGCTAGAGGGTCAGTAGGTTTGGCACTCAAATCTCCGGTGCTCAATTCTTCAATGTCTTCTATCTTCACGAGTCCGAGAGGAGTTATCTTAAACAGAATATCTCCACCCTTCTTCGCAGGTAGACCAAGCTCTCTGCGAACCTCATTAAGCGTCATGACATTGGATTCGATGTAGCCGCGATAAATCTGCATCCTTCGCAGCTCATCCAAACTATCAATCTCGTTGAACCGGAACTCCCATGTCTCAATTCCCAGGCTCTCAGAAACGATATGCTTGTTGATTACAAACTCACGCTCGGACTGGATAGGTCGGATAACCTGCGACTTGAAGATTTCCAAGTCGATCAGCCCAGTATTACTGTTGCTACTAAAGCTCGTGCTCTGAATAGGAAGCAGCGAACCAGGGACTCTGTGGGCAGTTACGATCTGATCGCAGTTATCTTTACGATACTGCCGGAAACTCGCATCCGTAACTTCCATAGCCAGCTTCTCAAAGACTATCTCTGAAGCTGGTATCTTATTCCCGTGATCATCGACTTCTTCACCAGGCACCTCGATGACCAAGGTCCCATGAGCATGCCCTTTACAATCCTGTTCAAAGAACGTGTTAATCTCATCTTCGACTTCTTGGTCAAAGCCACCTCCCTTGAAGATAACAGCCATTCGAGGAACAGCGTTATTATCAAAGAACTGCTCCTGGAACTCGGCAGCTGCCTTATCTCCAGCACAAGCATCGAGGGCAGCAACGATGTCACTCATTCCATACCAGAAGTTCTCTGGGTTATACTTTCTCTGTATGATGACTTCGTTCGCCCAAAACTGCTCGTCAATCTTTACTGATTGGTCTTCTTTGCCTTCCTTGTTAATCCAGCGAACTGTCTGCTTCTTGCCAGGATTATCAATGATACCACAGACTCTACCATTGCGGGAGTCCATAACTATCGGAAGGCCAGCCTTCTTGAAGAAAACCCGGCTGTTAGCGTTGAATGAGGCCATCTCAAGGTTGAAGTTCCCGAAGGCCCCAACGCCAGAGTTCTTTATCTGGCAAACGCCAATATTATTACCCATCATCCTGACGGTGACCGCAGGCATATGGTAAACTTCAGTTATCACACCAGCGTTGTCTCGAACAAGCTCCCAGCAAGCGAAACCGATGGATTCCTTATCAACATCAGTCTTGTTGTTTACCTGGACGAAAGACTCGTCAGGGTTAATGTTCTTGAAATGGTTCTCAAGAACCTTGCGGTTTTCCATATGCTCAGCATACTGAGCCTCAAGTTCCGCAAGTTTCTTCTCCTCTTCAGGAGTCAGTGGCCCCTCACCCTCTAGTGGTTCCTCTTCTGGCATCTTAGGAGCAGGAACTGGAGCAGGGATAACAGGATCAGTAGGATCACCCTCAAGAGGAACTATCGGAGGTGTCTGAGAGGCAGCAAGGTCAGCCTCATAC